CTTCACTACCGACGTTACCAGCAGCAATTCCTACATTACCTTCACCTGTCGTAAGACCAGCCATTAGACTCTAAATGTCCCTGTTACTGAAAAAGTAAATGAGGCATTGTCTGAACCAGCATCTGTTACTGCCCACTTGAATCGGAGTGCATCACCCCATGCAAGGTCAGCAACTGAACCAGCTGTCAGTGCTCCATCGTTAATTGTTCCAGACGTTTCACCGCCTGTAGCTCCGGGATATACATCAGCACGAAGCTTCTTTGCACCCCCGTTACCTAAGACTTCTGTGAAGGATACAAGATCCATCCAGTCACCATTAGGCATTTCTCGCTGAACAAATACAGCGAGTTTATCTCCTACTTCTGTGGCTGCGGCTGTAACATCAAGCATGAAGTAAGCACTCGTATATGGAGCAAGCCCTTTCACAGTTGTTGTATCACTAGCAGTTCTAGCAGCAGCTGATACTAAAGTTAAGTTGTCCATATAGGGCATAGAATTTTGTAAATTGTGCCCATAAGATACTCCACCTGACATTTTCCACTTCCTTTATAGTAGAAGGGGGGAACTTAATCCCCCCTAACTAGCTATACTAAACTCTCATATGAAAGATCATCGTCGTATCAATAGCGTGAGTCCCGTGTGAGGACTGCACATCTACTTCAACTACGTCACCTTTCTCTAGGTACAAATCAGTGGTAGCTGTACCGAAAGCACCGACAGCGGCTGCTGTTAGTGTAAGGATAGCGGTAGCTGCTCGTGCAGTTTCACTATTCTTAAGGTGTATTACCGTATCTGTAGCTCCAGATTTTGTTCCAACATAGTAATCGTACATATCCACGTACCCAGAAGCAGGAGCTGAAAATTTAGCAACGATACCATCTGTAGCGTCAGCTATTCCTTCATCTTCTGCTAAGTTTCCGGGAATATGAACAGTTATTGGTAGCCGGAAGTGCTTATCAACATTGGGCATAGTATGACCAAAGAACCTATAGGATTCTGCAGTGTTACCCATTTATATCACCTCCTTCTTTAACTTAAGGTTGTACTAAGACCGTAGATCCAGCCATGAGCTTTATCTGCGTTTCGTACTTCCATTGTGTACTCACCTGTAATCGTAGCGGTTTGTCGGTCGCCGTCTACTGGGACTGGTGTAGTAAAGAATGAACGGTCGTTGCCGTTACCCTTAAGTGCACCAATTCCGATATACTCTCTTTGAAGTATAATCAAATCTGATGGTTGTACATAGCGATCAAGAACAATGTCTAGGTCACCAAACTCAGACTCGTAAGTACCTACAACTACACCGAGTGCACTCTCTTGTCGGTCAGTCCGTACATACGGGCTAGCGAAAGAAGAGAGAACTCGCTTCTGTGTTGCGTTTACTAGAATCGTGTCTGGCTTTCCACCATCATTCCAAATGTTTTGTAGTTCATCCATAAGAAGCTTCTCAGTCAGTTTGGCATCTGCGCCATCTGTACTGTTGGCAGTAGCAGAGGTTTTAATAAACCCATATAGACCACCCATTCTTCGCGCAGCAGCTGCAGTGTTAGCAGCTGGAACGTCATTCCTGATACCGTAGTGAGCAGCTCTTTCAAGCTTAATTACGATTTCTTGGAACTTCTTAGCAAACTCTCTATCAAACTCATTAGTAATACCAAACTTCTCAATTGACTCTGAAGTACCAGAAACTGATACTGCATCGTGAAAGATTTGAGTGTAATTACTATCTGAACCTAGTGCAGTTGAATTGTAGACCGTAGAGAAGGTCGCACCATCTGCTTGCAAGTTACCAAGATTGTAGATAGTCTGACCAGTTACGTTAACACCTAGTCCGTGTGCTGCGTCTTCTGTTTCATCTGCTGCGGCAACAGTTAAAGTACCTGCAGATGTGTTTATTGCTGTAACTACTCCGTAAGTACGGGCTACGTTACCTACGTTAATCAAGTCGCCTATCTTAAAGTAGTTAACTGAAGTTGTTCCAACTGTTAGTGTTTCACCAGCTGATGAATCTGAACCAGTTAGTAAAACTTGTGAAGGGATTAACTCATCACTCTGCCATGTATGCGTCGTATTAAGACAAGGGTAGGCCAACGAATCAGCACCTGCGTTAGCAGATCCTGCTTCATCACCCATGCCCAACATGGAAAGTAATGGAATATCCCTTGGGTCGATTGCATCAATGAATTCTGATACATTCTGTTTTTGGGTATAAGCGCCACTATCAAAGATAGACCTCATACCACCTGCGGCACCATCAGTGCCTGAAAATGCTGTTACCATTTAGGTATTCCTCCAAATTTATTTATTGGAGTCCAAAGCTTCTCTTGTAAGAAATTATTTCCCCTTGAATTGCAATAGCCACTGCGAGTTTCCGTCCCTTTCGGGCCTGTTCATATCTTTCCTCCAGCTCAATTAGCCCTGCGTTGACAGCGTTGCTGCCATCGCGCCTACTCGTTGAGGCAGTTTCAGATCCACGCGATGTTCCCGGTGTACGGGATGCTTCTTCTTGTGCGGGTATTCCAACATCTCTATTTGGTTTGACTGCGGCTAGTAGCTCTTCTTTTAAAGCGTTCATTTTTTCATCAAGTTTTGACTCTTGCGCTTTAGCACTTTCGTCACCAGCTAGCTTCCAAACATCTTGAGGTGTTGTAGCACCACTTAATACACTAGGATCGACATCTGGAAAAGCAGTTGTTGCTTGCTGAACAGCCGTTGAGATAACTTCTTGCCTTCGCAATGTTTGTTCTCTACGATCTTGTTCTACTTTTGCAGCAGCCACATCTCTTTGTTGTCTTTCTTCAAGAACCAACTTGGCTCCATCTGTGTCATCCGCTTCGATTAATCGTTGCTCAAGATTATTGATAGCGCCATCTTTCGATTGGAGCTGCTCATCATAGTAGGTTTGTAATCCCGTGTACCACTCTTGGTATTTACCTTCAAGGTCACGTTCTTGTTCCCCCATTTTACGAGCCATATCACCGACTCTTGAGTTCAAGTCTTTTTTCTCAGCTTCTAATTCCGATATTTTGGTTTGCATGTCATCTGATGACAGACTTGGGTTATCTTGAAGTGAGTCCGTAGACTGCTCCATAACACCCTCTGTTTCGTTAGTCATACTAATCCTCCATTCATACTTATTATATCACTTTTGTCAAGTTTTTGCAAGTGTTAATCTCTTCGTCTTGCTAATCTAGGTACATTACTTGGGTAACTAAATGTACTATTCCTACCACTAGTAGGTCTACTACTACCCACTCCAATAAGTACTTTTGTTCTATAAATTAATCTAAGTGCTTCTATCCATTTACTAAAGTTGTAACCAACTCCTATAGGGTACGTCCTATGCATTGCACGAAGTATCCTTTCATGGTTCTTAGAAAGTCGCGTATCAGAAGTTATTAGATATTTAATAAGTGCCTCTTTAAAAGAAGGGTCACGGAATACTGTATCAACATGTTTTAATACAGCTTCCCAAGTTGGTAAGCCTCCAGCACCAGAAGTACTCGTAGTATCAAATTGGTTGTTTGTTATATTACGGGATGGAGTACGATAATTACGCTGTTGTACAGGTGCGTACCCTGTAACTTTAGCTAACAAAGCACCTAACCCATTTATATACTGGTATGTAGCTAACTGAGAGTCTTCAGAATTACCCAAAGAAGACATTAATGGTTTTATATCTGCCATATCTTCTAAGTCAGGATACAGTTTTTTAAACCTAAAGTATAGAGTTTCCCACATATCTATAACAGAACCTCTATCAGCTACACCATTTCTAGCAAAATGTTCAAACACAAGATTACCAGCTACATCTGGTTTATCTTTGTAGAATCTGTTTACCATCATCATTCTTAGATTAGCAGCTTCATGAGTTAAAGCAGGGTTTTGTCCAAGATCATATAACTGATATTTTCTTCCAATGTTAGAGGGGGAACTGCCTAGAGAGTTTATTCCACTGGTTGGTTTACCATAGTCAACAACACTGGCATCCTCAAAGTCTGAGATATTTCTTCTAGCTCTATTTCTTTCTTCAAAGATTACCTTAGCAGCTTGGGCCTGTTCAGGTTCCCCAGATTTATATAGCTGGCTAACTAACATTGATTGGGCTATTGCAATCTCTCCACCATCTCTGTAGTACTTCATATATATAAGATGGGTAGGATTATTGGCAGGATCTAATCCTAAGTACTGAAGTCCTTCATCTGAAAGTGCCTTAAGTTCCTTATTAAATGCTCTAGCTTGTGAAAATTCACTTAGTGTTTTTGCATCTTTGATAATTATTTCTTTGTTCGGAGACCAGAAATGAGTTAAGTCCTTCTTAGATACATCTTGTTCAAGTTGCTCTTTAAGTCGGCTCTCTTTATATTCCCATCTACCATCCCGGACATCTGCAAAAGTGACATCATCCATACGTTCAAGTCTTTTAAGTATAGTAGCAGCAATTTCTTCTTCACTATACGCTTTATTTTCTGTCCAAACACTTCCATAAAAATTAGTATCTAGCCAATTTAAAACATCATCTACGTCTGGTCTTGACCAAAATTGTTCAACCATTGCTACACTAAGAGAAATCTCTATTGCATTATCTGAATCACTATATATACTATTTATAATTTCTTGATCTTCCTGCATTAAATCTTCAATAGCGCGGTCTATTGTGTCAGGCAGCGTAGCGTTTGCAGCTTCATAAGTACGGAATAGTTCATATTCTTTAGGACTCTTTTTCTTAAACTCTGCTTCCCAAGTTTCTCTATCTCTATAGTATTGAGGCCAATCAACAACGTTACTTCCTCTTATTGCGTACTTCTCATTAAATGCATCTGTGTACATTTTTGGAGCAGTTAAGTCTCTTCTTTGTCTAATAGACTGTACAAACGATTGCATTTGCCATGCGTTTAACATCCCTACTGTAATAAACTCCATATCTACCGGAGCACCATATCGTTTAATTCTGTTATCATTCAACTCTTTAATAGCAGTAAGTACTTTTTCTTCATCATATCCTTTAAAGTAACTTCCACTATGTGCTAGATCAATAATCTTTCTAATACTGAAAATACCTGCAGCAGGATCATCTGCAAACAACGTCATAAACATATTGTCGTTATATAAATTTTCTTCTACAATATCGTAGAATAGTTGTGAATTTCCAAACTCTCTTTTATCTGCTTTAAAGTTTGGGTGAATCACACCGTAGTCTACCTCTGAAAGACCTGCGTTTACACCAGTAGTTTTAAAAATTTCTTCATTAAGTTTAGATACACCTTCATCAAATGTCTTCTGTATTTGTACAAATCTTGCTTGTGCTTCAGGATTAGTTAATAAATCTTCTGTTCGTGTAAAAGAATCTACACTTGCAACAGGCATATTTATTTGGAGTTTATCAAGTTGTACTCTTTTCTCTATAAAAAGTGTATCTAGCCCATCATATTTTAATGAGGTTGCAGTAGCTACTTTAATTTGATTACCGGCATCATTACCTAATTTTTTATAATTTAAGTACTCTCTAATATATGGGTGCTCTTTAAAGAACGCCTTTAATGCTTTATCTTTTTCACCTTTAGATTTTGTAGATTTTATTAAGTCGTAGTACTCTGATAATGTTTCAAATACGCTTACGTCCTTACCTGTCACTGGGTGAGTGAGTGTTCTATGACCAAGTGACAGTGGAAATCCAGTAAGTACAGATGTTGTACTTCTTGCAAGACCACGCTTATTAGCTGCTTTTACAATCTCAGCATGAGCAGGATGATCTATATCACTTCCAAAATTTTCATGTAAGAAAGATAAAAGAGGTACATCAACTACTGCATTATTTCGTTTAAGTGCAAATTCTTTCCAAGAATCCATTAGCTCTTGTACTTCTGCTGAATCGTACCCTTTAGCAAGACTTAGCTCAAATACAGTTTGTAGATACATATTATCAATAGCACGAATATCTGAATTAGTTCTCATAAGTTGAAGAGGAACATCA